GGTATTGCAGCTGATGGTACAGTACTTGAAGAAAATGTTAACTTAAATGGAACAACAGCAGTAGTAACACAAGCAGCTTTTTTGCATGTTAATGATGTATTTGTAAACAAAGTAGGTGGTGGGTCAAACTTCAATGTTGGAACTATCAGTGTTAGCAATAATGCAGATGATGTAGTATTGTATGAGATTAAGCCAGGTGAAATGCAACAGCAATCAGCTACATTTACAATACCAACAGCACACTTTGGTTACATGACTAGTTTTGTTGCAACTGCAACAGGTTCATGCCAAATGAGTGTTTGGGTTAATAAACAACCAGCAGTATCTGGTGCATTTAAACAAGTGCTTACTACAATTGCAAGTGCAGGTGCTCCTGTAACTTATAACTTACCTAACCCATTCCAGATACCTGGTGGTGGAATAGTTGAGTTTAGAGCTAAAAGTTTAACTGGTGGCAATGTTATTGCAGCAGCTGACTTTCAATTGCTAATAGAAAAAGAATAGTTAATATGCCACTAACCCCCAATCAGACAATGGTGGCTGATGACAAATCAAGATTCAAAGTAGTATGTGCTGGAAGAAGGTGGGGCAAGAGTTATCTAAGTATTAGAGAGATGTGCAAATATGCAAGTAAACCTAATCAAAAGATATACTATGTTGCACCTACTTACAGACAATCTAAAACTATTATTTGGGATGACTTAATAAAAAAGTTAACTGCAATTAGATGGGTAAAGAAAATTAACACAACTGAATTAACAGTGAAGTTAAAAAATGGTAGTAGTATTGCATTGAGAAGTGCAGACAACTATGAAAGTTTAAGAGGAATTAGTATAGACTTTTTAGTAATGGATGAATGTAGTGACATTGATGTTGCATGTTGGAGTGAGGTACTTAGACCAGCACTAGCAGACAGGCAAGGTCATGCAATGTTTATTTCAACACCAAAAGGTTTTAACTGGTTTTATGATTTATGGGCAGGAGCTAATGCTAACAAAGGTTGGGTTGGATATCAATTTACAACTATTGAAGGTGGCAATGTCCCAGAAGAAGAAGTAGAAAGTGCAAAAGCAGAGATGGATCCTAGGACATTTGAACAGGAATTTTTAGCCAGCTTTGTTAATTTCAGTGGACTTGTTTACTATGCATTTGATATAGACAGGAATGTTAAGGACCTAAAACCACAGACTGATACTAGAGATGTTTTACATATTGGGATTGATTTTAATACACAACCCATGTCAGCAGTGGTAGCAAATTGGGATGGACTTACAATGCATATAATAGATGAAATTGAAATAAGAAATAGTAACACATATGAACTGTGTAGTGAAATTAGTAGCAGGTATCCAAACAATAGAATTATTGCTTACCCAGATGCTAGTGGTGCAAACAATAAAACAAATGCCACCAACACAGATCATAACATATTAAGACAGTATAACTTTGCAGTTAAAACAGCTAGAACTAACCCTCTAGTTATTGACAGAGTTGCAAGTGTTAATACTGCTTTTTATAATAAAGTGGGTGAAACAAGATTAACAGTTTCTCCTAAATGCAAAGGTCTTATTAGATGTTTGAATAAACAGATATATAAGGAAGGTACAAGACAACCAGATAAGAGTTCAGGTGTAGACCACATGGTAGATGCACTTGGATATGTACTTTGGGGAAACATGCCTATTAAAAGACCAATGCAAAGAAGCACAGGGCCAGAGCTCTTTGCTCATTATTAACTGGATTTATAATGCCAATACTAAAGGCATAAATACATATAATGATAATATATTACCTAAAGGACAAACAAAATGAAAGCTGAAGACTTATTATCCACTCATACAGCTTATAATGGTCATGCATCAGAAGCTGACTTTTTTTATAGAAGCTATGTTGGTGGAAAACTTTATCAACAGGGTGAATATCTAACAAAGTATCTAGGAGAACAAAATGCTCCTGGTGATGCTTATGCAAAAAGACTTGCAGCCACACCTTTAGATAATCATGTAAAAACAACTGTAGACATATATGGAAGTTTCTTATTTAGAAGCTTACCAAAGAGAACACTAGGAAAACTAATTGAAGATCCATCAGTAGCAAACTTTATGATGGATGTTGATCAAAGTGGAACTAGCTTTAACACATTTATGAAACAGGTTACAGATATGGCTATGGTGTTAGGCAACATGTGGATCTTAGTGGATAAGCCAACATATGCAGCAAGCACACAAGCTGAACAAGAAGCTCTTGGAATTAAGGCCTATTGTTGTGCCTACACTCCACAAAATGTGTTAGATTGGAAATACAAGAAAAGCATTTCTGGCAAACTAGAATTAACTTACATTAAAGTTATTGAATATGAAGACAAAGATATATCACAAATAGCAGTATGGGCAAAAGACCATATACACAAATATACAGTATCAAGAACAAATGATGGTGAGTATGGTGATATAATTGAGGAATTCAAATATATAAACCCACTAGGCACAATACCATTTATTAACTATGCACCAATGCCAAGTCCAACACCTGGTATAGGATTTAGTTTAGTTAATGATGTAGCCTATGCACAAAAATACATTTATAACCTGATAAGTGAACTAGAACAAAACATTAGAATTAGTGGACACCCTAGTTTAGTTAAAACACCAACCACAAGAGCAAGTGCTGGTGCAGGTGCAATTATTGAGATACAGGATGACATGGACCCTGGTCACAAACCATATTTGTTACAGCCAAGTAGTGCAAGCATTGATGGAATACTTAATAGTATAGATAAGATTGTACACAGTATTCACAGAATGACACATACTAGTGCTGTTCAAATTATGAGGGGTTCCCCAATGTCAGGGACTGCTCTCAGTACAGAAAGACAACTGCTTCAGACAAAATTAGTTGACCTTAGTCATACTTTACAAGAAGCAGAATTACAAATTTGGAAGTTATGGTTTCAATGGATGAACATTGACCAACCAGCAGAATTTGATATTGAATATGCAGAATCATTTGATATCAGAGATGAACATTCAGATTTAGAACTCTATAGAAAAGCTATAGAAACTGTTCCACATGAATCATTTCAAAAGGAAATGCATTACATGATCACAGACATGCTTATTAAAGATGAGATGATTAGAGACAAAGTTATCCAAGGCATTGATATGAACCATAATATTGAAGGTGGAATGGGTGTTCAAACTTTTGAATAAATACATAGAAGGTAGTAACCCCCAACTAACTAAAGGAGATTGTTGATATGGAAACACAAAACACCATAGATGAAAACACTACAGCAGACACTGGGACTGTGGATAGTGGATTAGATGAAGCCCAGGTTAAGTCAAAGATGTTTAGTCAAGATGAACTTGATGGCATTTTGCAAAAGAGACTTTCACAAGCAACTAAGAAATTTAGTGAAATTGATCTAGATGAGTATAAGGAATTAAAAAGTCTAAAATCACAGCTTGAGGAAGAGCAACTTATCAAAAGAAATGAATTTGATAAAGTGTTACAGAAGACAAAGCAACAGAGTGCTAAAGAAGTCAACCAGCTTAGATCTGAATTACAGAAGATCAAAGTAGATGGTGCTTTAATTAGTTCTGCTAGCAATGCAAAGAGTGTAAACCCTGAGCATGTGGCACAACTACTAAGAAGCAATGTTAAACTTGCAGATGATGGAAGTATAACAATTATTGACTCAAGTGGAGGAGCTAGATTTACAGAATCAGGTGAACCACTAACAGTAGACTCTCTTGTAGATGAATTCTTAACAACCAATTCATATTTTAGAGTTGCAGGACCTAGTGGTGCAGGGTCACAAAGTAACACAGACACTAGATTAAGCAATGAGTTTGATCTTTCAAAACTTGATATGCACAATCCTGCTGATAGGAAAAAATACAAAGAACTAAAAGCAAAAGGTTTGTTGTAATATCATTAAACTTAACTTGAGGAAGAAAAGAAAATGGCAAATGGAAAATATGTAAGTGTACTTGATGTAGATGCATTAAGTGTACCAGTATTAGCTGCAACAGTGTTTGCAGCACAAGAAAGCTCACTATTTTTAGGTGGAGCAATGGTTCCTGTAATACAGGCACCTTCAGGACTACTACAAGTACCTGAATTAGCAGCAGTAACTGCTCAGACAATTAGTTCTGAAGCTAGTACTGGTGTAGACTTAGATGCACAAACTATTGGTGATACAAAGAATGCTATTGTTTGTGATTTAATTGCAGCAAGAGCAGTAGTAAGAGACCTTGGTAACATTGACCCAAATGAAATTGGTAGATTGTTAGGTAAGGGTGTAGCTACAGCATTTGATAAAACTGTATATGCAGCTTTAGATTCAGCAACAGCTTCAACAAATGATTCAGTTCCACTAACAGTGGATGACATGTTTGATGCAGCCAAGCAAATCAGAAGTGGTGGAGAAATGGGACAACTATATGGTGTTCTTACTCCAGCTGAAGGCACAAACCTAATGAAAAACATTGGTACTGCTGCTTATGCTGGTGGTGACTTCCAAAATGAAGCACTAAGAACAGGTTATGTAGGCAATATTGCAGGCATTATGTTGTTTATGTCTTCTAACATTACAACTAGCAACACAGCTGGTTACATTTTTGGTGAAGATGCAATGAGAATTGCTATGCAACAAAATGTTGATGTTGAGATTGGCAGGAGAACTGCTGCTGTGGGAAATGATGTTGTTGCTAGCCTTCATGCTAAAGCAGCACTTATTGATGCTACAAGAGCAGTTAAACTAATTAATGTTTAATTAATACTAGTGTGGGGACTTAGGTCCTCACACAATAACTGGAGATTTAAAAAATGGCATTTAGCACAAACAATGACTTAAATATATATGCACCAGAGGTTTTTGGTCAAGGAGTAGAGGACTGGAGCAATGAACTTGCACTAGCTGAAACAGATGTGATCAATCAAATCAAAATTAAATACTGGAACAAATATGAAAGTCCAAGTTTATTTGATTCAAGTAAACTTACTGCAACTCAATGGACAAAATCTACAGTCTATCAAGCATTGTATGCTTATATACTACCTAAATTATCTACATTCAGACCAGAGGGTGATCCTTTTCAAATGCAAATTTCTTTTTATAAAGAAAGATACAATGAAGAGTTTAATATCCAATTTGGTGTGGGAATAGAGTATGATAAGGATGGCAGTGGAACTGTTGAAGATAGTGAAATTACTAGATTCCAACAAGATAGGTTGTACAGATAATGTCTAGGGAAAATATAGTAAGTGAATTTGTAAAACAATTGAAATCAATGAACACAGTCAAATTGGGTGTTGTTCAAAGAGACCCAATAATTATTTCAGAATTACCAAAAACAGCTTTTCCTGCTGTTTATGTTGAGACAGTTGATGAGACTAGAACAAATATGACAATGGGAATCACAAGACTTAGACAAAGTATTATGGAAATTGCTTGTGTAATAGTTGTTGGTGGTCATGAAAGAGATAAACAAAGAAACTTAGTTATAGATGCTATTGAGACTCATTTGAGCCTTGATAAAACTCTAGATGGTAATGCAAAAGATTGCACCCTAACACAAATAGAACTAGTAGAGGTTGGGGAAACTGAACCTTATGCTAGTTGTAGAGCAGTATTCACAGTTGAATACTACTATAATACTTAAAAAGAGAGGTATACATTATGGCAACATATGCAGGACAAGCAGGAGCACTTCATTTCAATACAGCAGTTGGTCAATCAACTGGTACAAATGTAACTGAAGTAACTTCATGGTCAATCTCATCAGAAGCAAATGTTTTAGAAACATCAGCAATGGGTGATACTTTCAGAACTTTTTCCACAGGTCTAAAAACTTGGGAAGGGTCTGCAGATATTATCTGGACTGATTCAGCTGATTCAGGAAGTGTTGATACACTTTTTCAAGTTGGAGATACAGGAACAATTTTCTGTTATCCACTAGCATCTGATACAGATATGGTGATCAAAGGTGATGTTGTTGTTACAAGCATTGAATATACTCAGGACCTAGAAGATGTGATGAGAGCAAGTGTCTCATTACAGGGTACTGGTACATTGACTGTAGACAACAATTTAGCTTAATAAATATAATAAATGAGGATTGGACAGTGTCAAAAGCAGACAAAACAATAAAACAGTTACAGGCTGAGATTGGCACTGACCTTTCCAAATTTGTTAGTAACTATGTTACTACATTAAGGTCCACTACCCCCATAGCAACAGGTAAGGCTAGAGCAGGTTGGGTAAACACTTTTACAGGTGGCTCAATAGGCAATGGTGGAAATATGAAAATAGCTAGGAACCATGTTCCATACATTGGAGTTCTAGATACTGGCACAAGCAGACAAGCACCTAAGGGTATTGTATTGCCTGCCTTACAAAAAACAAGGAAAAAATAATATGCAAAATAAAGTATTAACTAAAGCAACAGCACATTTTAAAATAGCATTAGCTAGTGAAATGTCACAAATTGAAGTCCCTGAATGGGAAACTACAGTTTATTACAGACCAGCAATTACATTAGCACAACAAACAAAAGTACTAGAGTTTCATAACAAGGGTAAACTTGTTGATGCACTAGTAGAGACTTTAATTGTTAGAGCAAGACATGAAGATGGCAAGCCCATGTTTCAGTCTGGTGAAAGACAAATTATAATCAATGAAGTTGATCCAGATGTCCTTACAAGGATTGTTACTGAGATGAATGTTGGCAGTAATAAAGCTGAAGCTGAACTGGGAAACTAACACAAGACACAGAGATACTGTTCTTGTTTAGACTGGCAGAGCAACTTGGACAGACTGTGTCTTGGATAATGGATAATGTCAGTGTTATTGAGCTCAAGGGTTGGGCTAAATATTATGAGCACCAGGTAAAGGAAGCTAAGAAGGCAAAGCACAAAGGATCAAGGTAAATTATGGCAGACTATAACATTAACATTACAGCTAAGGATAACACCAAAAAAGCTATGGGCAGTATTAATACTGGCCTTGGTGGATTAGCAACTAATGCAGGAAAATTTAAAGCAGCTATTGGAGTTGCAGGTGCAGCACTGGCTGCCTTTGGTGTAGTTAGTAAAATAACTGACACCATTGATCAATTTGATGACTTGGCTAAGAGTGCAAGAGCTGCTGGAGCAATGGCAAGCAATGAAGCTTTTGAAGGCTTCCAAGTATTGCAAAAGGCTATGGGTGAAGCAGGCATTGATGCTGGTACATTTGATAGAGCCATGTTACAAACAACCACAAGATTAAAAGCTGGTACTGAAGGACAAAAATCATTTGCTAAGATAACAGATAAACTGGGTGACAGTTTATTAGACATGAATGGCAATCTTAAGAGTGGACCAGATCTACTTAAAGAAATGATGAATGCCTTAAATGCAGGTAAAATTACAACAGAAGAATTTGCCAAAGTAGTTGGTGGTAGAGCAGGTCCTCTTATTCAACAACAATTTGCAAGTCTTAACACAACTGCAGAAAAATTAGAAGAAACACTAACTGATGTTAAAGCCCACAGTAATATTGCTTCCAAGGAAGCTGTAAACAATGCTGAAGACTTTAATGATACAATGGGTAGACTATCAGAAGGTATGGGTCAGTTAATGACTGATGCTATAACACCTCTCTTGCCTATGTTAACAACATTAGCCAAAGACCTTCTTGCAAAGTTACCAGGATTTATTACAGATGTTAAAGCAGCATTTGCAGCCTTACAACCATGGATGAGTGCAATGGGTGCAATACTTACAGAAGTAGTTGTTCCAATACTTAAAGGATTATTTAATATTTTTGTAAAAGTCACAAGTGTAATGGGACCATTAATTGAGACAGCAATACCAGCACTGAAAGGTGCATTTCAAGCATTGGTATCAATTGTTGAATCAATTGTTGGATTCTTCCAAGGTGTAGCAACAAGTTTACAAAACATATTTGATAAGGCACAACAATTAAAAACTGGTGTTACTGATACATTCAGTGGCATGGCAGACAGTGTTACATCAAAAACAAAAGACATGGCAAACAAAGTAACAGGATTCTTTGATGGCATGTATCAAAAAGTTGTTGGTGGATCAATTGTACCTGACATGGTTGCAGGAGTACTAGCAGAGTTCCAAAAAATGCAGACAGGTATGGTGCAAACCAGTTCAGCAGCTACTACACAAGTAACTCAGGACTTCCAAACCTTAGGACAAACAATTGAACAGGACTTTCTTGGAACAATGGAATCAGCATTAAGTGATGGTAAACTATCACTAAGTGACTTTAGTGGATTTTTTAGTAACACAATATCAAGTCTTTTAACTGATGCCTTAAAAGGTGGCAAGGGTATTAGTAATATCTTTGGTAGCTTATTTGGTGGAGGTGGAGGCAGTTCAGGAGGAGGCATATTCAGTAGCATTGCTGGTTTATTTGGTGGTGGAGGTGGAGGTGGCTTCTTCTCAGGAATAGGAGACTTCTTTGGAGGCTTCTTTGCAGATGGTGGTTACTTAGGTGCAGGTCAAGTAGGTGTTGTAGGTGAAAATGGTCCAGAACTAATATCAGGTGGAGCTGGTGGAGCAACAATTACTCCAATGGGTGGTGCTGGAGCATCAGTCAATATAACAATACAAGCAATTGATACACAGACTGGAACACAATTTTTGCTTGATAACAAAAGACAAATTGAAGGCATAATCCAGAGTGCATTCAATAAAAGAGGAAAGGTGGGAATTTACTAATGGCAACACTCAAAAATTTATTTACATATCCAAACAATAGTGCAACAGATCATTTCAATCCAACTTACTATGGTGCTGTTATTAATGCAACACAAATAGAAACTGGACAAACATATTATATTAAAGTAGTAGGAGATCCAGCAACAAACTGGACAAGCATTGGTGCAGCTAATGCTAACATTGGTACATTTTTTACAGCTAATACTACAACACCAACAGGTGCTGGAACAGTTTATATTGCACAATCAGGCATACTTGGTAGATTTTTAGATCTTAAAGATGGTGATTACATTAGTTGGCCAGTAACTTATTGGGGCAGTACTGCAAAAAGCACACTAATTTCAAGTGCTAGTCAATACATTAACTATTATAATGATAGTAGTGCAGGCTACACAAGTAATTTAAGTATGCATAGTTTTGTGGTTAACCCACTAACAAGATTTACAAAAACAACTTACAACAAAGACCTTGATGCTAGGTTTGCAAGAATCAATTCATCAAACAAAGCAATTTACAGAATACAAACTGAAGCACTAACAAATCTTGTAGATGGTGATAGAGTTGGTACAAGTAAACTAATATCAAGTTCAAATGGAACTGTTGCAGATGGTACTGGTGATTACTATGTTAAAAAGATTAGTGATCAATTTTATGAATTATACACAAACAGTGGATTAACTACTCCTTATGATGAAGGATTAAGTTATGTAAATCCTGCTAGACACCCAATCTTTATAAATGATGCTGGTGGTGTTAGATTGCTTATGCCACATGCTACTAATGCTGCTAACTCAGCTAGAACAGACTATTTTGCTAATTATAATGGTGATGCTAGTGCAAATGGTGCAGTAAAGTTTAGAAACAATAATGTAAGTACTGGCCAGCCATGCTTGACTAACACAAGTCAAGGTTCACTGAATAGTAATAATACTTCATTTTATGGAAACACAGAAGTTGTTGGATTATCTAATATAACTTTTCCAACTTCAGCCAATAGATATAAAAATGTAATATGGTATACAAGCAACAACAGAATAGGTAGTAACTTGGCTAGCCTGACTGAAGAATATTATGCAACACTCACAGTAGTTTTTGGTACAAACACTGGTAATACAGGACAAAGTTTAACACACAGTATTGCCCTGGGCAATGCTGGTTATAGTGCTGGAACCCAGAGTTCAATAGCTAATCTTAGAACTAAATTAGCACAACAACAAGATGTTGCCACAGGCTTTGGTACTAGTTTTGCTAGAATAGCTGTTTCAGGTGGAGCTGATGTTACTAACAGTGCTTTCCAATCTGCTAATGGTGTAAACATACCTGTAGGTGCAAGTCATCTTAGTGATAGTAGTAACTTTTGGGTTATTGTGTATGATGCTAATAATGACACAATTAGAATATCTAGAATACTTGACAAAAGTTCATCAGGTACTAGCCATGAAGGTTGGAGAAATCTTACTGGTGGCAACACAACATTAACTATTAAAATTATTGATCCAGCACAACTAAAAAATGCTACAAATGATGTAACTGTTATGGTAGACTTAGACAATGAAGCAACAACAAGTCCACAACAAAGCATTGCAGAATCACATGGTTCAATTAGCACAGTTAACAAATTCTTTATAAGTGGCAAAACAGATATTTTACCAGGTATACACAAATACAGTTATAAAAATGCTACCAACCAAACAGCATTTGGTGCAACATGGGGTGGAACATATTATGAACCAGGTGGAACTATTCAAAACATGAGTACTGCCAACATACCAGAATTTCAACCTGTAGTAAATGGAGCTGGTTATTTAACAGGCTACCAAACACTAGGAGCATTTAGTAATGGTGTTGGTGGTATATGGAACAATGGCACAGAAGTATGGATGCCAGTAGTTAGTAAGGCAAGTGAGTATATAGTAAGAACTCCAACAGTTATTGAAAATGAAGATACTTTTGATACACAAGATTACTGGGTAGATACAGGCTTTGCTAGTGGCCAAAAAGAGTGGCCAACTAATGTTAGACCTAACAGTGCTAAGGTTACATACATACAACCAAGCACAAGTTCAGTATCACAGTCAGGCAAAAAGTATGTAAGAAGCAGTTCATTTGCCAAATACAAATTAGACTTGACATATCCTCCAATGTTAAAGGAAGACTTTGAAGAATTTAATAAAGTTGCACTAGCAGTCCAAGGACAAGCAATACCATTTTATGTAATGTTATCCTATGGAAACAAGCATATACTATGGAATAACAATTACACTGGAACAGGCCTTGCTACTCAAATAAATACTAGTAATGCAGCTGGTTCAAGTGTTACCACATTTGGTGGCTTTGAAACTAATGAAGTAGATGCATTCCATGATGGTGAGCATGTTATATTTGGAA